GGATATGTTTGTCGGTCTGGCAGAAAATGGCACGTTTGCTACAGGTGTCCCTTTTACAGCAAGTAACCAGATTGGGTTTTTATTAGTAGAAGGTGCAGCCGATATTTATGCTAATTGTGATTCAGGCGGTACAGAAACCAAGACTGACACAGGGGTTGATTTTTCTGATGGTGCAGAAGGTAGCTCTACTATTTCAAACACGCGCCGACTCGGCTTTGTGGTAACCGGAACCGGACAAGTAGATTTCTACGTGGATCGGGTAAAAGTCACCACGACAACAGACAATATCCCAACTTCGGCTCTTACGCCTTGGTTTTGTGCAATGTCTGGAACGACAACAGCCGATGCGTCTTGGTGCGACTACATTTTGGTAGCTGCTCAACGTGTCACGGACGGTATGACACAATTCAATGAGCAACCGTAAAGTTAGGAGGTGACTTATGGCAGAAAAGAAAAAGGCTGCTGCTAAAAAAGATACTTCTAAACCGGGAATTGAAGATCGCTATAAAAAGGAATTGCCCCCTAAGTGGACTGCTAAGTATAAGGCCATGGTTATGGCTGGTCTTATCAAGGAAAAATAGGAGGATAAAATGGCGGATTCAGTAAATGTATCGACCATTATTGACGGTCCTCGTAAAGCAGTGTTCTATCTCACTAACGTTAGTGACAGTACGGGCGAATCTGCTGTCACGAAGATAGATGTAAGCGCTTTAAGCACCAGTGCAGACGGAGATGCTTGCACAGGTGTTCGTATTGAAAGTCTTTCTTTCTCTACTGTTGGGATGGGTGTCCAATTACTTTGGGATGCTACGGCTAATCGTTTAGCTATAGAACTTCCAGCCAATTATAGTGATTCTTTTGATTTTTCTGCTTTTAGTGGTCTTCCAAATTATTCCGGTTCTGGAAAAAATGGAGATGTTTTATTAACCACAGTAGGAGCAGGAAGCGGCGAGACGTACACTTTAACCATCACCTGTATTAAGGAATATACGGATCTTTAAAGCTATTGGATAGGTTTTCATACACATGCAAGGCGATATTCCAAAAGTTCCAGAAGATCTGGAGGAGATGAGGGTACAGTTTTATCACTATGCCACACAGCAACACTATATCTTAGATAAAGTAAACCAATTGGAACCGGACGTTAAGGATATAAAACGTACCTTGTTTCAAATCAAATGGTTTTTATTGGGTGGTGTGGTGATATTGCTTGCCCAACAAACAGGTATCGGGCCTGTTCTGGCTGCAATGCTTAAATGAGCCATGGTCAAGAAGTACAATGAATCATATCTCGGGCTTGAAAAGGAGATATGCGACGAAATTCGTGATTGGTCTGCATATGCCTTAGAAGAGAAAAGCCCCCACTATAATGACTTTTCTCCGTGCCCCTATGCCAAAAAAGCATGGGAAGACAATAAAGTTTCTATTGTTTTTAAGTATTCCGCGTCTTACCAACCCCTTTACAACTTAATTTCTTTATTTGAGGACAACACCTCGGATAAAGTTGTCCTTTTGGTGGACTTGGAATACCCCAATTCAGATTATTTTCATACGCATTTGTTTGAATTAAACGACTCTATCGCTGATGGAGACTTTGGTGATAGGGATCTCTGGCTAATGGGGTTTCACCCGGAAGACGAAACAAACGAATTAATCGATGATGGTACGTTTGAACCGCATGTAGAAACCAGCTATGCGATGATTTTTATTCAACGGTTGGCTAAATTACATGAAGCATCCGAGAAACTAGCTAGTCTTGGGTATTACGACAGGTATACTGGCAGTTATGATATTTCTAGCATTCGAGAAAAAAGAGCCGAATTGTACAGGAGGCTAAACGATGGATGAAAAACTTATACCTCAACATAAACGCCTTGCTATGGGGCTATCTATTGCTAAGTCAAAGAAAACAGTCAAAGCCATGCGCGGTGGTGGTGCGGTAAACAAACGCGGCGTTAAACGGTTTAAAGGCGGTGGTTTGGTTAAAAAAACGGGTATTAAGAAATAATGGCTACCTCGGGTTCCAAGGACTTTGAACTTGACGTAAGCGAATATGTCGAGGAGGCCTTTGAACGATGTGGTCTTGAGGTTCGCACGGGGTACGATTTAAAAACCGCAAAGCGCTCTATGAATCTGCTTTTAGCGGATTGGGCAAACCGCGGTTTAAATCAGTGGACAATTAAACAAACGTCCGTAACTGTTGCAGCAGATATTATCGAATATCCAGCAGGGGCCTTAACCATGACCGTAGGTTCGAGTTCCAGTTTTACGGTAGCAGAAACCATTACGGGAGGAACCAGTGCGGCCACGGCCTCTATTACCAATTTGCCATCAGGAACTTCGATGGCAATCACCATTCCTACAGGCACGTTTACTAGTGGAGAAACTCTGACAGGAGGGACAAGTGGTGCTACGACCACGCTTTCTGCGGCAGTCGATTTATCGGACGCACAGGCTACTATTGATATTTTGTCTCTTGTAGTTAAACGAGACGATAACAGCTATTCCGCTGGCCGATTAAGCCGGGACGGATTTCTGACTATTCCGAATAAAACGCAAACGGGAAGGCCCTCTCAGTTTTTTCTTGATCGACAGATCACACCCAATTTAAAGATTTGGCCTGCACCTGAAAATAGTACAGACATACTTATTTTTGATCGTCTGACGCGCATGGATGATGCGGATGACTATACCAACAGCTTGGGTGTACCTTTTAGGTTTTATCCTGCATTAGCTGCGGGATTAGCTTATTACATCGCCTTAAAACGAGCCCCCGATCGGATCCAACTGCTAAAGCCGCTTTATGAAGAAGAAATGGACCGCGCTATGGTAGAAGACCGTGATCGGGCCTCTTTTAACATCGTACCAAGCCTAGAATATGCGAGGCTTAACTAATGTCTCGTTATGCAGTTGGAAAACATGCGTTAGGGATTTCAGATCGGTCTGGGTTCGCTTATTTATTGAAGGATATGAAAAAAGAGTGGACGGGAGCGCTAGTTGGGCGCGAGGAATGGGAACCTAAACAGCCGCAATTAAATCCTCGTCACAAGGTTTCAGATGCGGAAGCTCTGAAAAATCCGCGTCCAGATCGCGTAGAACCTATGGTGGTGTATGTTGATACACCCATACCTGAAATAGAAGATTTCAAGCCCACCCTAGCTGTTGGACAGGTTGGTGTAGTGACGGTGACAACATGAGTTTTACTTACTCCAGTTTAAAAACCGCGATAGAGGATTACACCGAAAACACGGAAACTACATTCGTGACGCATATGGACGACTTTATAAAGTTATCCGAAGAACGGATCCTGAAAAACGTCCAATTGGAGCTTTTCCGTAAAAACGTAACGGGGACGATGTCTTCTTCTAATCAATATTTAGCTGCGCCGAGCGATTTTTTAGCCCCTTTTTCGTTATCTATCACAAGCAGCAGCGTTAAGAGTTTTCTTGAATACAAAGACGTAAATTTTGTGCAATCTTTTAACCCAAACAGTGCTACAACGGGAACGCCTCGGTATTATGCAACGTTTGACATAACCAATTTTATTATTGGCCCTACGCCGGATAGTGGGTATACCACGGAAATGCACTATTTCTACAGACCCGCTAGTTTGACGGCTGCGGGAGACAGTGGAACAACGTGGTTGAGTGAAAATGCCACATTGGCTCTTTTATATGGGTGTTTGATCGAAGCCTATACCTATATGAAGGGGGAGCAGGATTTAATGGCCGAATATGAAAAACGCTTTGGCGAAGCGATGGTAGCTCTCAAGATGTTTGGAGAAGCCAAGGAAGTTACACAAAATTACCGTGTTGGCATGGTTATTAGGCCGAAACAATGATGGACGCATTAAAATTAGACCTTCCTTCCGATTATTCCGTAGAGGTTCATACGACAAATAATCGTGGCTTTACGCCGGAAGAAGTAGCGCACCACTGTGCAAACAAAATCATTTCTATATCCAATAATACTCATCCGGGTATTCAGGCACAGGCTTACGCATTTAAGGGCCATATAGAAAAAACCATTGCTTTTTACATGCGTGAGGCTATTAAAAGCGATCGAACCACTGTCTATAACGCATTAATGGATGCAGGGCATCCAGAACTTGCTGAAGCAATCAGGAGACTTTGATATGGCTTTTACCGGAAATTTTATGTGTACGTCTTTCAAGCAAGAATTGATGGAAGCCAAGCACAACTTCCTAAACAGCGGAGGTAGTACGTTTCAAGCAGCGTTGTACACTAATAGTGCTTCTTTTACGGCAGCTACGACAGCATATACCACCAGTAATGAGGTTACAGGTACGGGCTATACAGCTAAGGGAAACTCCCTGACTCGCGTAGATCCTTCTACCAGTGGTACAACCGCACTTACTGATTTTGCTGATTCGACATGGTCTTCTTCCACTATTACGGCCAGAGGCTCGTTGATTTTTAATGACAGTGCCAGCGGGGACCCTTCCGTTATTGTTTTGGACTTTGGTTCTGATAAAGCCTCCAGTTCAGGAGATTTCAAGATTGTATTTCCCGCTGCGGACGCCAGTAATGCAATTATAAGGATCGCTTAATGGCCGCAATCACCGGTTGGGGCCGCAGTACATGGGGGTCTGGCACATGGGGTGAGGCTTTTCCTGTGTCGGTTACCGGTGTTGCGGGAACCGGTGCGGTTGGCTCTGTAACAGTTGAGCTTAGTATTGATGTTTCTGTAACAGGTGTTGCGGGAACAGGTTCGGTTGGATCTGTAACGGTTACTGAAGGAACGGGGGTAACAATATCTGTTACCGGTCTTGCAGGTACAGGTTCTGTAGGTTCAGTAACGGTTGAAGGTGATGCCAGTGTCAGTGTTACGGGCGTTGCAGGTACAGGTTCTGTAGGTTCGGTAACGGTTGAGGGTGATGCCAGTGTCAGTGTAACAGGGGTTGCAGGGACCGGCACAGTAGGCGAGGCTACAGCATCCGCTGGTGTAACGGTTTCTGTTACGGGTGTATCGGGCACAGGTGAAACAAACGGGGTTCTTGTCTGGAGTCTTATAATTCCAGATCAAGACCCCAGCTATAGTGAAATTAGCCCCAGCCAATCTCCATCTTGGGCTTCTGTATCACCTTCTCAATCGCCGTCTTTTACACAAATAACGCCGAGCCAATCCCCCTCTTGGTCTTCGGAGACACCTTCTCAAACACCAGATTGGATAAAAATTGCAGCATAGGACATGAGTTATGACTAGCACATATACATCAAATCAGGGCCTTGAAAAACCGGCAACGGGGGACCGTTCTGGAACGTGGGGAACCATGACGAACACCAACATGGACATGTTGGACAGAGCTATCTCAGGAGTGGGCGCACTTACTCTGACAGGCACAACTACAACACTAACCACGTCAGATGGCTCCGCTTCGGATGGCAATTATAAGGTTTTAGTGTTGGGCGGAAGTCCGAGTGGCACGAACACCATTACGTTAAGCCCTAATGACGCAGATAAGCTGTATTTTGTGGTTAATTCCACCGGCCAAAGCGTAATTTTTTCACAAGGCACTGGTGCAAATGTCACGATTGCCAATGGTGCGGCAGACATCATCTACGCGGATGGTGCAGGAAGTGGCGCGGCTGTTTCAAGTTATCTGGCTAACGATTTTGTTTTTAAGACGGGCGATGGCGTAATTCTGAACCTTCAGACTTCTGATACGACCGTTACTGCTTCAAGTGTTTTGGGCCGTTTGAATTTTACCGCTCCCGATGAAGCCTCTGGGACGGACGCCATTTTATTAGCCGCATCCATCGCCGCTATTTCAGAAGGCACTTTTGCAGCAGACAACAATGCCACCAAATTGTCTTTTATGACGGGTGCTTCAGAAGCCGCAGCAGAGAAAATGTCTATTTCATCAGTCGGC